CACCACCTAACATCCTGGTGACGTTCAACATTCCACAAACCTCAGCAACCGTGCCCAAGAAACGACATTCTCAGTATCGGCCCTCTGGCCGGGTTGTATCCCCACCAATTGAAGTTCTCGCTCCAGTGGACTTCGGTGACCATATTCATAATGGGGATCCCCGGCTACGGCTTGTAGCTGAACGCGAGTTCGTTCCTCAAGTGCCCTTTAGGTTAGACGAGAGCGCCAAAATTGACGTCCCTACCTACGCACCTGTTGATCAATTGGGTCCGGTACTTACTCAACAAGTACCAGTCGTCACGGGTAATGATTTTGCTTCCCTTTTAGCAGCGTTTAATAAGAGATGCAATTTCCATTCTGACGATCGAGTTGCCCCCAGTATAGTGAAGTCAAGCTTAAAACTAGCAGACCGTGTCTTCGCCCACCTCAAGTCGCTGCCGTTTGACTGGACTCAGGATATCTATGACCGTTGGGTATCTAAGTTCGACCATGACAAGCAAACGCGCATGCACAAAGCCCTACTCAATCTGAGTGACGTGAACTTCCGCACCTTAAACACCAAGTCTCTGATGGTCAAAGGTGAAGTGCTCCTTAAAAGGAACGATCCGTCTTGGGCGCCTCGCATCATATATGTAGGCTCTGATGAATATAACGTCCTTACCGGCCCAATGCAGGACGAATTCAACAAAAGACTCAGCGAGGCTTTAGACACGTTCCGATCCGCTCAGGTTGAGAAAGTCATTTTTGCATACACCAAGAACGACGTCGAGATTGCCACTGGACTACAAGGCAAACCACGTTATTTCGAGGGAGATTTTTCTGCAAATGACAGGAGCCAATTGAGCGATGTTCATCGGATTTTTGCACACTGGTTAAGGCGTAGTGGAGCCCCCCCATGGTACATTCGTTTTTACAAGCTAAACTCTAGCACCTTCACAGTGCGTTCCTACGAGTATGGTGTCTCTGCCGACATTAAAAATCAGTTGGCCACCGGAGGCACTGACACCACCGGACGAAACACCGTATGGAACTTCTGTTTATGGCACAGCTTTTGCGAAGCGACTCGTGTTGTAAAGACGAAAGTGGCTATTCTCGGCGACGACATCGCCGCAGGCACTGAACACAAAGGAATCGACATCCTGCGATGGCAGGCTCACTGTTCCAGCGCTGGTATGAAGCTTAAGGCTCAAGAGCGTAGGTTCTATTGTGATTTAACGTTTCTGTCTAGATTCTTTGTGCCCATTGGTCAAGATTCTTGTATGGTCCCATTAATTGGAAAAGCACTGATGCGGTTCAATGCACGCGCCAACCGAAATCAGGACATTAGCGATGACCAATACATAGCGGGAAAATGCCTCAGTTATGCCTATGAATTTCGCCACGTTGCCTACATGCGCGACAAATTTCTATCCCGCTTCTCATCAACCCAAGTTCCCTTTAGTGAAGTCAAGCTTATCGATTTAACCTGGTTTGCAAAACAGGGCGTCAAGACTATCGATGATGTTTATCGCAAGATCCGTTCGGAACCTCTGGTTTTAAGTGACGATGAGTTTCTTGAAGTTGTTATGGCAAAATATGACGTCGGGCTCTACGACATGGATGATCTAACTGGCCGCCTCGTGTTGGACACTTTCCCCGAAGTGTTCTCCGACGAGCGATATTACAACTTTGCCCACGAAGTCGAGTGACCGCCTCACTTCGTCCTGGTACTATAGCTTGGTCCCCTCAAGGACCCGGTGTTGGGAGATACTGGTGCCCCGCTCGCCGCAGCGTAACAAAAAAAAAAAAAA